ATAGCAGGAAATCATTATGACTTTCATAGAAATTTTAATGGATATAAGGAAATGCCACGCAGCTGCGTACGATTTAAGTACGACTGCCAACGAAGAAGTTATCGTTGATTTAGTGGCTACCTTATCCGAGCTTATTGGACGTCACCCTAGTGGTGAGTTCGACAGCTTGGATTTACCCTCACTTCTTGATGTGTACTCTAAACTGCCTAACGATGTTGTTGTTGGCAGCCTTAAGTGCATACTTCGGGAGCGAGTCCTACCTACCCTCATTAGAAGAGGCCATTTTATTGGTCTTAGTTCTTCTTTTGTTAAATCGGGGAAGCAGGAATTTCTGAAGTTTAAGCTTAATGATATCGGCAAAGATATTGTTTCCTTTGTCGACCCGTCCGCTACTCATCAACCAATCACAGGTGTGGTTGCAGATGAGGTTCTACCATGAGCGTTGGATATTATACACCGTATACTAACGGACCAACGCCATCCGACAGAATTTCTGCCGGAAATACTAAAAGCCACTTTGTTAGCGGTATCTACACCAGCGGATCCCTTGGTTTAACCATGGGTGTCTTATGGATGGAGTACCAGGCTATCGCGCGAGCACGGGGAATAATTTTCTACCCCGATATGACGGAGCTTGATATTAGTACAAATTATTCGTACTACAAGACTCGCGTATTAGTGCAGCGTTTGGCTTATATTTTAGGTATCCCTTTTTGGTTATCTTAACAGTACAGTGCATTCTCTCGTAGATGCGCTGGCTCTTCCTTGAGGTTCTTTCTCTATGTCTATACATCCCATCGGTCCTTGGACCGAGACGATAGATGCCACAACTTCGTCCACCGTAAAATTTGGTGGATGTCTGATAGAAGCTAACCCGCTTAATAGCTGGGGTAGTGGATCATATGTACCTGGTACATTTATTCCCTATCAGATTGGTGTGAATTACCGCGGTTCATACTCCCATAAATCTGGAGTGAACAACGGTGGAGGAACGCACATTGATCCTTCTCCTTGTATTACGGAGTTAAGGAACAGCGGTCCGTTAGTTCAGTTTACTTGTACTCTCCTTGGTGATAAGGCAGTCCACTGGTACCTTGATGGTACCAAGCTGTCATGCCATGGGTTGATCGAGCCTGTTCTATATAACGACCATGTTGCAGGATATGATGATGACGTCGTAACAGCCACGAATAAAGCCTACCTTAAGCTAGCCAAAAAATTATCTGGCGCTATAGCTGAGGGCGGAGTTATCACGGGTGAGTTACGAGAATCTCAACGTACGGTAAAGCATGCCACGGAACTTGTACTCTCAAAAACAAACAATTTGACTCAATCCCTGAGTCGAGCGTACAAGAATATTCGTGGTGGGCATTACTCACTTGTAGTTAACGAGGTAAGTGACGCGTTCCTGGAATATCAGTTTGGCGTGAAGCCAATGATAACTGATATCGGACACGTTATTGAAGGTGTTGCCCAGCTGGGCAACAACAGTTCCAATTATCGCAAATTGAGTGGGACGTTTGTTGTTGACAGGTTGTCGACAGAAACGGTACATAATCAATTTAATTGGCCCTTCATTTATATTTCACGAAAGTCAACTCGAAAGAGTTTGGTGATTGTGAAGATGGGTGGGACACTAGATACAAGGAAGCCTCCAAGCGAAGTTAATCCAGACTACCAAAAGTTTGGGTTGGATTTACATAACCTCGCTCCCACGGTATACAACTTATGGCCGTATACGTGGCTAAACGATTATTTCAACAACCTCTCAGATTTTGTGAATGCTATTGCATTCCGGAGAGGTGTCATATCGAATGGGTGGACTGTCACCATTGTGAAAACAGTGGCTCGTCATGTCTATTCAACACAAGATAATGATGGTTGGATAGTTTCCGGGTTCAAAGCTACACCCGGTACAAGTGAAAATTTCTACTTTAACCGATCTCCTTCTAACATAGACGGGTTTATACCGACCTTCGAGGTCAGAACCCCGACGTTAGGTCAAGTTGCGAACATATTTGCTCTTGGCGCGAGTAAGATTTCGGCCGTTCGGATCCGTCATGAGAAACATGACAACCCGCGGTTGAGTCCTACTCAATTGGAGTCTTTCGTCGACTTAGTTCGACATAGGATTATTAGGTAACTAAAATGACCATTACAATAATTGGTTCCATCACTGGTGGCGCCCAAACAGACTTCACTTCACCAACATATACCGCCGTCGCGGACCAAGCCATTGACTTGCGTAGCAAGCAGGCTGTGGTTACTGCGGTTGGCGGCACACAAGTTGGTGTTGTGGCTCATTCCCTTAATGCACCATTTACGATAACTATCCGAAGAGCTAATGTTTTTAAAACTCTCGGAAAAGCGTTTCTGAATGGTGTCACAGGACAATACTCCCGCGTACCTTATAACGATTTTCTGTTATTGGTCCGGAAAGCTGCACAAGTGGCTTCTGGGCAATGGTTCGTGAATGACTACCGACTTACTGCGCATGTCGCTGCTGGATCTGAGACGTTCGATGCCCCCAATGTTAGGGCCGGACTATCTTGTCTAGTAGGAATTGCGTGGGCAAGTTCTGCAGGTATGGGGGACACTCTTAATAACGGTGTCCTCGGTTAGATCATTTAGTATGTAATTTTAATATATACCTCTTGGGGGTTGTATGAATGAGTATAAAAAAGTTGCGAAGATTATCCGCGAGGATGATCCTAGCTTGGGTGTTACTAGACCGCTCTTTGATCGTCTAATTGAGAAAATTGAAAATGAACTCACAACGCAATTTGGAGACGCCGCAACACTCTCGAGTGGTGTGGTATGCTATACTTGTTACAGAACGGGCCGCGAGGCCTATATGTCTGTTGGCAGGTATCATGCTATTACATCACTATTACCCGGACTTATTAAGAAGTTTATTGGTGTTACTTCTAACACCAGTGCACTAACTGAAAGAGAACGGGCGGACGCTGCTGAATTAGAATTTCTAGCCAGCAACGAACGATGTAGAGTGTATAACGAGACTTTTGATCCTTCGACTTTTAATGGCTTCATTGCCGCTGTCTTAGGGGAGGTCTCTGTTATGTTGCATAACGTCTTTTGTGATTCCGTCAATTCGATATCACTATCGAATATAGCGGCTTTTCTGCGTGTCGGTCCTGGTGCGAGCAGTGATGTTCGTGACAGACTTGGCACGTTTTGGAAACTCATGCAAGGAACAATTTCTTTTAGTTCAGTGCTTGTTTACCAAGTGTACCGTGCGTGCACACATGTTTCACCTTTGACACACGTCGCTGAAACTACGCGACGTGCGATGTATGGGAGACATGATTTTCTCAACTCACTAGCACAATTTCTCTCCGTTCCGAAAACGGGCGAAAAGAACAGGGGCATATGCAAGCAACCATCGGGGAACATGGTTCTCCAACTTAGTACGCATGAAATTTTAGTGCGTTTACTTAAGCGGTGGTTTGATTGCAATTTGGAGAATCAACAGGAGTTGAATAAGAATCTAGCAATGCTAGGTTCTTTAGAATCATTCAACATGACTACACGTACTTGGAACTGGTGCACTCTAGATTTATCAGAGGCATCGAATTTTCCTTCAGTAATCGTGCGGTATCTTTTTCCTGTTGCTGTCGTACAGTGGCTTGCCTTGATACGTTCAACCTACATTCGTGTAGGGAAGCGTACATATGAGAAGCATATGTTGTCGACGATGGGTAATGGATTTACCTTCTCTCTTATGACCTTGTTGCTATCTGCAATAGTCAAAGTTCTGTATTCATTTGCAGACTTACCAGAATACGATACTTTTGCTAATCTTCATTCCTTAGGGAAGAAGGGCGATCGTATTAAAACCTGGGCCGTTTATGGTGATGATATTATTGTGGATAGACGGGTGTACGGTCCTTTAATTAAGGTACTCTCTGCACTCGGTTTTATGGTTAATGATAAAAAGTCTTTCTCTGAGGGTCCATTCCGTGAATCCTGCGGAGGAGATTATTATCATGGCTATGACGTCCGACCTGTGTTTTGTCAATCATTGACGACACAAGCAGACATCTTCTCTTTAATAAATAGACTGAACAATTGGAGTGTAAAACACTCTGTAAATTTGTCTGGGTCCATCGAAATACTGATGGAATCCCTTGGCAAAGATCGGTCTACTTTTATCCCAAATTGGGAAGGTGTGGATGCAGGTTTACATGCCCCATTTTCACTGTATAATAGAGTTGACGTTAAGAAGGTTCCATTTCCCTTGAGAAAGGAGATCGATCCACACGTTGACACGCTTGGGACAAAGAGTCCTAGCATCTACTATACTCGGTACAGACCTACGACGCCGTCAATCATCCTGTATAAGGAGACTGCGCGGGACGTTAAATGGTCGTGTGTTGCTACGAGACGTACGTTTACGTACAGTTTAACTAGTCAACAGTACTTTTATGTGAGTAATACTTTAGGCATACTCGTTTGTATGCTTGAAGGGAGCGTGAAATCGGGACGCGTCGGCACTCGTCTTATGGACGAACCGACGTATATACGAGAGTTTGGTTTAGCCCCCTCGTGGGGTGACCCGACTTTACTAAGCGGTAGTAGTTTTACGCGTACAAGTACGCATGCCGCTATATCTGTATATAAGTACTGGGAAGTACTCGTGTTCAATAATTTCAAAGGGAGGACTTTTGGTCCGTCGATCTTTGATTGTAGCGCACATGTGGATGCCTTTGTAAAGCATTCGCGTGTTGTCGCGCAGTATAAAAGCATTATTGACTCGTATCTAGATTGATATAATATACAGACGTATGGAAACAACCACCTCCGCAGTTCCCGTTAATCCTTTACTAACTGTCAAGCTTAAACTTGCGCACATTTTCCCGTATGCTATGCATATGCGGGCGAACAGTGCGGACGTAATTGTCAGCAGATAGCACCTGTGAAATTCAGTGCGAGGATTAGTATTACTGTGGCGACAGG